TGGCTCAGTTTGCACCACAACCAACCTTGATTGATGACGGGAATAGTGGTAATGTATCTAATACGCCTACCCGTTCGTATAAGACTTTATTGGGAGACTAGTTATTATGGCAGCATCTTCCGGGCCCGGTTACTCACCAGCACCTTTGCCGGCTAACCCTACTCGCTGGTTATATGATAGAAATGGAGACCCCACTACTTTACAGGAATATGGTCATTATGTAAGAGCTAAAACTACTAAAGAGGCTGCTGCACATGGGTCTACTTATTTAGTACAAACTAATCCAGATATTCCTCAAGGGTCATATTTAAGCCCTGAAAGAGCAGCAGAAAAAAATCCTAAGGTCTGGATATATGATTCAAATGGCAAAGCAATAAAACAAGTTTTTAAAGGTGGGGAAGGCCCGGATACGGCATATGATACAGGAGTATATAATTTAGGCCCTGATTCAGTCCCTTATAGGCATTGGTATGATGTTTATGGAGTAAGTCAAGGATACGCCCCTGTATCTACTCCTATGCCAAGCGGATATTATGAAAGCCCTAATCAAGCTCCTAAATCTTCTGTTTATCAAGCTCCTGCTTCTTATGATAAAGTAGATTCAAATTATACAGTACAGGGCTCTAATCCAGAAGGGTTTGCTAATACTACAGGCAATCAAACTAATTCAGGTACAGTCGATTTAGCTAATATTAAATTAGCTTCTAAAAAAAGAAAGGCTGCCCAAAACAGACAACTAACATTATTGGGTTCTAATGACTTACTTGGTGGGTCATCTAGTACTGATAAAACTCTATTAGGGGGATAATATATGGGAGCATTAATTACAGGATTATTTGGAGGCATTGGAGCAGCTTTTAAAAGCTTTTTCGATTGGAAAGACGCACAGGCCAAAACGGTTCAAAAAGCTTTTGAAGTATTAAAAGCAATTGATAATAATGATGCAACTGCAACAGCAGCATTAGCAGATGCACTACAGCAAATATTAACACAAGGGTCTTTTTTAGAACGGAATTGGCGTTCTTGGTTAATGGTTTCATTGATGATTATAGTAGGCTTTAATTTTTTTGGTATGGTGCCCCCTCATTTTAATGACCCTTTGTCTCCTATGATGGCTCAGTGTTTTGATTTATTAAAAATAGGCTTAGGTGGATACATTGCTAGACGTGGTATAGTTGATATTGTTAGAATCTTCAACATTGGGTCAGTATTAAAAACCTTAATTAATAAACAGGTATCCTAATGATACAGAAGCAAGAATATTCTTCTGATGAAAAAGCGAAGGAAATAATTAAGCAAGCAGATAAAGCTTTTAAAACTTCAGAAAGAATGAATATTGAATCTACGTGGCAGCTATTAGCAGAGTTTATTTTGCCTAATGCTAACGGTGGGTTCTTCGGAGATACTTCAAAAGGTGTTAGAAAAGATACTAGAGTTTTTAATAGTATTGGTATTCAGGCTAATCGAGATCTAGCAAGCTTCCTTCATGCGATTATAACAAACCCGGCCATGGATTGGAGTAAATTAAGATATAGAACTGAGTTATTAAATAATGATGATAGTTCAGTTTTGTGGTTACAAGACTGTATAAGAAAAATTCATGTATCCTTAAATGAATCTAATTTTACTGCTGAAATAGGAGAAGGCTGGACTCAGCTTTGTGGGTTAGGAACTATGGCCTTATTTCATGAAGAGATTACAGATGCTGCTGGGGCCTTTTCTAAATTTAATTTTTGTACGTGGCATTTAACTGAAATTGCTTATGCCGAAAATGATTTAGGAATAGTAGATACAATATTTAGAAAGTTTTCTATGTCTTTAAAACAACTATACCAAAAATTTGGAAATGCTATTGGACAAGATTTATTAGATAAATTAGAAAATAGTCCTTTACAAGAGTATCAACTCTATCATGTTATTTACCCTCGTGCAATAAAAGACAAAAGATATAGTAATAAGGCTTTATCTTCTGAGCGCCCTTTTGCATCTTGTTATGTTTTACAGAAAGGACAGAAACTTTTAAAAGAAGATGGCTATTATGAATTCCCCGTTTATGTTCCAAGGTGGTCTACTTTACCAGCTGAAATTTATGGTTACGGCCCGGGTCACACTGTATTAGGGGATGTTAGATCTCTTAATAAAATATGGCAAGAGGGATTAAAAGCGCTATCAAAAGCAGTTAATCCGCCTTTATATACTTCTAAACGTAATATGGTACAGAGTGATTTACGACCCGGAAGAATAAATGTTGTTAATGACGTAAATCAAATTAAAGAATTTGTAACTCAATCTCGTTTAGATTTACTCCAGTTTTCTATTGAGAATTTAACTCAGACTATTAAAGCAGGATTTTATATTGATAAATTACTATTACCTCCTAGAACTGAAACTGGAGAAATGACTGCATATGAAGTTGCTCAAAGGTTAGAACAATTGCAACAGATTTTAGGGCCGGTTGTAAGTAGGTTTAATGATGAATTGCTGACCCCTTTAATTATGAGGTCTTTTAAAATTTTATTAAGAAATGGTATTATTGATCCTCCTCCTCCAATGATTCAACAAATGCTACTTAAGCAACAAGAAGACATTGATGTAGAGGTTGTATTTATAAATAATTTAGCAAGGAGTCAGCAATTATCTGAATTAAGAAATGTGCAAAATTTTGTACAAGAATCAGCAGGGATGGCACAGCTTAATCCACAAATACTAGATAAAATTAATTTTGATGAGGTTTTAGAATATTCTGCCCGAATTAGGAATATTCCTGAACAAATTCTTAGATCAGATGAAGAAGTTCAGGCTCAGAGACAACAACAACAACAAATGGCTCAAATGCAACAAAGCTTGAATGCAGGAGAACAAATTGGTAATATAATGGGAAAGGTAAGTCCTTATATGAAAAATAATCAAGAAGAGCAGGTTACACAAAATAATGAGGCTAAATCATCATGACACCTAAAGAAAAGATAGGCTTAATAAAGCAAGTATTTGGAACAGAGGCTGGAAGAAATTTATTGGATAGTTTTAAATCAGAGACAGAGATGTTTTTTGAATCAGACTCAAATCATCATTTTTATAAATTAGGTCAGCATGTATTTGTTAGAGACATAGATTTTGTATTAAACTTGCCAGAAAAGGAAGTTGATGACATAAATCTAATAAATGAAATTAATGATGAATATGATTTTTAATATGAGGAAATAGAAAATGAGTAATGAGAATGAACAAGTAGTTAGTAATACCCCTATTCAACAAGCTATAACAGATACAAAAGTTCAAGGGGTAGATGAATCAGTGGGCGGGGATACTTCTGTAGGCGAGCCACAGAATGTACAACCCAGTTCTCCTTCATTTTTAGAACAGATCCCAGAAGAATATAGAAATGAGCCTTCTTTATCTAATATTAAAGATATTGGATCGTTAGCTAAAGGGTATGTTCATGCTCAGAAAGAAATTGGTTCAAGAATTCGTGTTCCGGGGCCGGATGCCTCTCCTGAAGTAAAAGCAGAGTTTAATAAGAGAATGGAGGCAGTAGGTTACAAACCAGCTCTTAATTTAGCAGACCCTAAACAAAAAGAAGATATGTTTAAACAATTGGGAAGACCTGACTCCCCAGAAGGGTATGATGCATTAATTCCTGAAGAAGTTACTTCTTTTGTAAATCAGGATCAACTTAGTGCTTATAGACAGCTAGCCCATAAAATTGGTCTAAGTAAGGAACAAGCAAAAGAACTGTTACAGTATGATATTAATAGGACGATGGAACAAGTAGAAAGTCAAGTAGAAGGAGCTAGAACAACTCTTAAAGAAGCTTGGGGTGATGCCTTTGATCAACGTCTTGAATTATCAAGAGATACTTTAGCTCAGTTTGAGGGTAAGTTCCCTGAAGCTGTAGCAGCTATTAGAAACGGCCCCGCAGGAAATAATCCTGTAGTCCTTATGATGGCAGCAGAACTAGGTAAAGCTTACAAAGAAGCAGGTATTATAGTAGGTAATAGAACTGTATCGTATGGCTTGACACCAAACGAAGCACGCGCTAGAATACAAGAAGTTATGAGTAATAGTGGTCACCCTTATCATAAGGACAGTGATCCTAAACACTGGGCAGCTGTAGAGGAAGTAGAGAAACTCTATCAAGCAGCCTACCCGGAACAGAGGCAATCCGAATAAGATCTCTAGGAAGGTAAAGAGGCAGTCCGAATCCGTTATTGGACAACTTGGATGAGCTACATTATAGTTCTCTAATTATTTTTTAGTTTATATTCAAGGAGATATTTATATGTCCAATGAAATTACTAAAGCACATGTCCAGCAATTTAGTGACAACTTGATCATGTTAGCCCAACAACAAGGGTCTAAATTACGTGATCGAGTAATGTCTAAAGTTGTTACTGGTAATGCTGCTTATTTCGAAAGACTGGGGCCCACTGACGTACAATTACGTACTTCAAGACATTCCCCTTCCCCTATGGTAGATACACCACATTCTCGTAGAATGGTTACTTTAAATTCTTATGAATGGGGTGATGCTATTGATAAACAAGATGAAATTCGTATGTTAATTGATCCTAAAGGCCCTTACAGCCAAAATGCTGCTTATGCCTTTGGTAGAAAAATTGACGATCTTATTTTATCAGCTGCCACAGGTTCTTCAACTTCAGTATCATCTTCTTTACCTAATGCAGATAATAGAAGTTCTGTTTCTCTGCCTTCAGGACAAAAAGTAGATGAAGACTTTGGTACTTCAAATAGTAATCTTACAATTCCTAAGCTTATCGAAGCTAAAAGAATTATGATGCATAATGATATTGATGAATCAGATGAAATGACTTTTGTTTGTAATGCTTCAGCTATTGCAGCATTATTAAATACTACTCAAATCACTAGTTCTGATTACAATACTGTAAAAGCATTAGTAAAAGGTGAAATTAATACTTTCATGGGATTTACTTTTGTTCGTACTGAGAGAATCCTCGGGACTGCTGATGGCACCGATTCTGATCCTAAGCTTTGTTTAGCATTTGCTAAATCTGGATTAGCTCTGGCTATTGGTAGAGACATTAACGTACGTGTTGCAGAACGTGCAGATCTAGGCTTCACAACTTATATCTACGGCTCAATGGATCTTGGATCTACCCGAGTTGAAGAAGAAAAAGTTGTTCAAGTCGAATGTGTTCAATCTGCATAATAGGAGGTAAGTTATGACTGCTAGTACAGTAAAATCTACAAGAGTCACTAATGATATGGATAGCGCTCCTAGAACTATAGAACCTGCTGGTTATGATGGTGGGTATACTAAAGTATCTGTGGACACTATTGAAGCTGCTACTACTAGTTTAGATGAAACCGGCGATATTATGTTAATGTTGCCAATTAAATCTAATCAACGTTTAGACAGCCTTAGAATCTTTAATGACGACTTAGATTCAGGTAATGCAATCACTGTGGATGTTGGGCTTTATAACGGGCCGGAGAAGTTTGTAACTTCTGCTGGTACTGCTTATGCTGCTTACGCCGTGTTAGACGCTGACGTATTTGCAAGTGCAATCACTTCTTTACAAGCTGCTAATACTGCTGGTACAGAGATTCGTTATGAATCTGGTGTAACTTATGGTGAAATTGCAAAGATTGGTAAAAGACTTTGGGAAGCTTTAAATCTTCCAGAAGATCCTTGCCGTACTTTTGTAGTTGGTTTGACAGTTGTTACCCAAGCTGGTACTGCTGCTGCCGGAACCATTAGTTTATCTGCTCGTCATTCAGACTAAGTAGAGTTAGAGAGCGGTGTAATATCCGCTCTTCATTTTATAGACTTTGAG